GCTCGATTATAAATATTTGTGGCGTTAGCAAGTTCAAGATAAACATTGGCAAGTTTATTTAGTTCACGAATTACTGGCGCTCCGCCTGTTTCAGCCAGTTTTTGTAATTCAGCTGTTAAGTTTTTGACGGTTGTAGTAAATTCGTCAAACGGGTCAAGGGCGCTTTCCGCGCTACCGCCCGCCTGGTCGATCAACCGCCCGCCTGCTTCAAGCACCTCATTCAATAATGCTTGCTGTGTTTCAGCGGCGGTCAGTTCTGCAACGGTCTTACCAAGTGATTCTGCGTACTTCTCGTTAGCCTCGCCTACTCTTACCACGATACCTAAGTTATCCAGAATCAGGGGGCTGTTGCGCTTGATACCGCTGTTGATGCTTTCAAACATCCATGCGGTATCGCCTAATGTCGGGTTCAATGCGCTGGCGGCTTTGGCAATCTCCATCAGGCGCGGGCTGGATTGCAACATAGCATCGCCCAGCTCTTTACTCGTGCCAGCGGTCAAGGTCAGCACCGATGACATAAGGGTCAAGTCGTCAACTGTATTTCGTGACGCTGCGCGTAATTCATCTAACAGATTTATGTTAGGCCCAAGCGATGCCGCCATGCGCTCAAAAGATTCTGTGGTCTGGTTCAGGACCGCGCCCTGTCTGGCGAAATCAAACGCCGCCTGAAAAGCACGCGCGCCCTTGCCCGCCAATTCAAGCGCCTGGTTAATACCAATCATAGCGCCGGAAAAGCCCTCCATTATCTTGGTGGCTGTTCCTGTACTTTTGGCGGTGCTGGTCGTTTCCTTTTCCAGTTTGCCCATTGCTTTTGATACGCTTTCTAATTGCTTAGAAGCATCATCATTAGCCTTGATGTCAATTCGTATATCAGCCATTGTCCTCCTTCGCCAGTTGGAATACCAGTTCTACAATTTCACGGTTGTTTATCTGCCACTTGGCGAACGCTTCGCCGCCTTGTTTTCTCATTTGTTCATATTCGTTTAGTCTGCGGTAGGCGTTCAAACATATTTCCATTTGTAGCATTTCATTGGCGGGCTGGTCGTTGTACCCTCCCGCCTCTGGTAACGTTCCCCATTGCTGGCAACGTAGCGCCTTGGATAACGGGGCGGGCGGCTGTGTCTGTCGCTTTGTATCTTTCACATACCGCCACACCCCTAAGATTAGTTTTTTTCTGGTACTTCTCTGGCTTTATTGACGTACTCAACTATTTCTTGCGCCAGCCAGTTTATCATTGCCGGGTCGCTGTCTGGCACGTCAATCTTTTCTTTGAGAATCCCTACCTCGCACGCGATGGCTACGACCTTGCCGTCATTATAGATATGGCTATGTTTGGTCAGTTCAGCCTCACGCAAGGCTTCCCAGAACCCTTCGACATGGCGTTGCTTCAATGGTTTTTCTACGTCAATTTTTCCAAATACTTCATGTTCAAACATGGTAATCCTTTCTACAATGCCGCTACTTCATTTACCAGAACGGCTTCAAAGAACTTGGCGGCGGTTGCGTTGTAGTTAGCTTTGAATGTGCCGGTCACGATGTCATCACCGTCACGATCTCCCAGCGCGTCAAAGTTCTCCCACTTGCCCGCCATGTCAATCCTCAGCGTTTTGTAATCGTAGGTAGCACCAGTCCCCAGCGCAGAACCCTCCCACTGAATACGAATGAGGCGGGAAGTTCCGGCGCGCCATGCGGCTTTTTCTGTGATTGCCGCGCCTGCGTGTTCAAACGTCACCTGCATGGTAATTTCTGGCTTGACTTGTTTCAGGTCGCTATATTCAAGCGTACCGTCAGCGGTGAATAATGCCTGCCAGCCGGTTGTAATGTCAATGGTAACGTCACCCACAATGCCGGTAATCTGCGTAGTGCCAATCGTACCGCCCACAGCGTCAATGTACATTTTGGCTTTCGTGTGCAGGATTTCTTCCACCACCGGCAAGGTCGCGGTGGCATAGCCGTCTGTATCGCTGGCTACTTCACGCCCCTGCCATGTGATGCTGTTCATCACCGCGCCGCCAATCGAACCGGATAGGCTCAACTGGTTTACGAAAGAACCTTTCATGTACTCAACGGCGGCGTTATCCCCGCCCTTGAAGGCGTAGGTTTGCAGGTCGCTGGATGATTTCACGTCACTTGATGCAATGGGGAAAGTCCAGGTGCGTACATATCCTGACCCACCACCATCTGCCGCCGGTGTCGCTTCGTACAGCCCAGCATCGAACGCGTGACCAATTTGTTCAAACGTTGCCTCACCTTCCGCGCCAAGCTCGCCCATTTTCTGAGGCACGTACTGGCGGTCAGTTCCCGGCAAAATGCCGACGTCTTCCTCCGGTTGGTTCACAACCCGCTGATCTGTCAGCGTTCCTGTCCCCCGCCAAACGGTGTAGTCTGTGCTTGGTGTCCCGATGGCGGTCTCGCGGCTCATTTGGATTTGCCGCAATGCTTTTACACCATAAGTTGTCATTTTTGAATCTCCTTATCAATGACTTCTTCCTTTGGCGGTTTCACTTTTGCCGCCTTCGGCTCAATATACAATCCAGACGCTAATAGTCTGGTCTTCCCGAAATGGCGTACCTCTGCATGTGTCAGGTCACGCGCCGGTATGCCAATCAGGTACTTACCATTGCCAATATATTTCATTGCATCAACTCCTCGTCTAAGTAATTTCCGATATGTCTGGTATATCTATTTTCAGTTGTCAGGCGCAAATAACCAGCCTTATCAACTGCGTAATCAAACGGCTTTTCATCTGCCATCGCTTCATCATCCCACACGCAGAACGGCTTCATAACGCCAGCCCTGCCGACCCACTGGCAATGATGACCGGCGGCATATACACGCTTTCCCTTGTAGGTAATGAGCAAGTCATTGTCCTTGACTGTCAATTGTTGATGGTGAGCGTATTCCCTACCAACCGACACAGCAAAATCAAAATCCCACCTGTCAGGTATAAAACGCCCTACCTCTATCTTGGCGTTGTCACGCGCCCAGCGGATGGTCGAAGCGTTAGCCCAGCGCATTTGTGTTCTGACCGGATAACCGGATACCTGCCCGACATTTGGATAGGTAAGCAGAACATCTATACAGGCATGCAACCAATCAGGATAATAGTACATATCATCATCAGCAACCCCCACGATGGTGTTATTCGGCAAGGAGCGCACAATTGATGCGCGGGCGCTTGACTTGCCTATGTTCTGTGAAAATGTAAGGTACTCAGGCTTATAATCATGCAATAACCAATCACGCAACGCCGCGCATGACCCGTTATCCCAAACCCACACGGCGCAATCTGTACCGGCGTTGGCGCGCATGGTTTGGAGAGAAGTTTGGATCACCTCCATTCTATGTTGATGATAGCCTTCTTGATTCGGTAGGTAAGTGATAGCCGACACAACCACCGGCGGATAGCCGCTGACCATTTTCAGGCGGTTTGGATTTTGCCCCACTCTCATAGTTTCCGCCTCCATCCATTTCTTACAATTTCATTTTCTTCTGCTAATCGCTCCTTGTTTCTATGCTCTAAACTATCCGCACGCAGTTCATACGTTCCGCATATGTCAGATAGATAATAAAAACCAACGCCAGCCCGCGCCATGCGTAACCACATATCATAATCGCTGGCAACAATAAGCGATTCATCAAAGTATCCAATTACCTCATGCAGTGAGCGCCTCCACAATGGCATAGCACCGATAATACAACGATTGACCAGCACGTTATAAATGCCTTCAATCGCGCCTGTTTCGGTGTGTAACCTATACCAGGGTCTTATTCCTGACGCGTCTGCGATATTCACGGCAGAAAATACCAGCCCGATATCAAGATGTTCGTCAAGTGCCTGTTTCATCAATGTCAGCCCGCCCACAGTAAACATATCATCACAGTTGGCGGTGGTGATGTAATTGCCCTCCGCCTGCGCTATGGCTAAGTTCCACGCTTTGCCGATGGTAGGAATGTCCGGCGTTGTGATGATTTTTACATCATACTGTCTGAGCGCTTCATGTTCCCTTGACCCTTCCTGACACACGGCAATCACTTCAAGCGGCTTGGCTTGTGAAAATAAATTCATAATCCTGCGCCCGATATATTCATGGGCGTAGTAGGCGCTCATTATGGCAGTGACGGTACTCATGCTTTCCTCCGTAACGCATAGGTGATACCGACTTTCAAGAACTCGCCCCATTCTGGATCATTGCGGGCTTCTTCGCATGCTCTCATTACATCGGGGTGTATTTCGTCATGGTTGTCAAATACCACAAAATGGCTGACGCGGTCTTTCACGTTGCGCCAGTCAATCGTAGGCGCGTTCCCCCAATGGTCGCCGTCTATGTAAGCCACACTGAACTTGATACGCTTGTCTACCGGATAGGGGTCACTTTTCGCTTGATAGATTTTCACCTGTTTTTCAAGGTCGAATTTCCTGACGTTCTCCATGAGAACATCCATGCTAACGGGCAGGCGCGTAATCGGGTCAATCTCACAGCCGCGCTTTCTAACGTTCAAATAATCCATGTAGTAACCATTCAGGGGGTCAATGGCATAACACTTGCCCTTATGCCCCAATTCTTTTTTGTACAGCGCAACGGCGCATAGCGTGCCGCCGTGAAGCGTGCCAATCTCTAAGTAATTGCCATCGCCAGCCTCGCGTACAATTTCAAGCAAATAGCGCACGTTATTCTGTTCATCGCACATGCGCCCCGCCATATTATTTTTGACGTATTTCAGGGTATCCATGACCGCCAACTTTCTTTTCTGAATACTTCTAACCGTGTAAAGGTGGACAGGTTCACGATTTCACCGCCCACCGCTTCAAATTCATCCTTTGCCAGCCGGTATGCCTTTTCGCACTCTGCAAGGTTCGGCGCGTCCCATTGTGCATACTTGAAATAATCGGCGCTGAAATGATAGTGATCTTCGCCTTTGATGACCTTCTTTGTGCCATCAGTTGCGCCGTAGAAGTGATCACACCCGACCAGTCCGACTTTGCGGTAGCCGAAATAATACGCCAGTTGCAGCAGTGTGTAGGTAACCGTCCAATGTTCGCTGATGGCGTCCAGCGGCGATTTTGAAAAGTACAGCCGCTGTTCATTGTGTAACGGCACTGCGCCCTTTATCTGGTGCGTGTCGGCGATGAACTTGTGGCAACCTCTAAGCGCGGCAATTTCTGCGCCGTACTGGTCTAATACCTTGCCATTGATGCAGGCGTAATAATCAGGCACATAGCGCAGATACACGCGGTTGCTGCCGAAGGTGTCAAACTTCATCAGGAAGTCGTTGGGGATGTCTTTCAGCCCCGTGCCGTTGCAGATGACAATTGCGGTGTTCACGTTGCCCCCATTTCGTCCTTGACCATGCTGAACGCTTTCTCGCCGCCCAGCATACGCACCAGCCGCGCGTTGGCTTCCAGCAATGCCTGGTTCTCAACTGCCACGCCCTGCAATACGCCCAACTCACCCGATGCCTTGAAATACTGCGATAACACCGCCTTGACCTGGTTGACGACATGACGGCGGCGGTCTTTGTTGGTGGCGTCATCCATCAGCTTGGTGGCGTTTTCTAACTGCAAGGCTTTATTGACGAACTCAACTTTCTTGCTGTCATGCTGCTGCGCCGCGCCTCTCATTGCGCCTTCATACACCTGCCCGACGATGATATAATCACCAGTTTCACCAATCATGGTTTCGATGTTGGCAATGTAACGCTCGATGGCTTGCAATTGACCGTCCATGATGCCGAATTCCTGCGCCATTGTTTGCAATTCCATGATGACTTTTTCCATGCCGTCATAGCCATTTTTGTAGTCGTCGATAAACGCATCAAAGATACCGTTCAGCACGTCCAGCTTTTCGTCGAACATTTGTTCTTTGTGCGCGGTCTGTTCTTTCAATATATCACGCCGTTGCTGGAATTTTTCAAGCGGGATGGTGTGGTTGCCTTCGTAGCCATAGATAGGCGATACAAAAAAGTTTTTGTTATGGAACTCAACTTGAATACCGCGCCCGATGGCGATGCCGATCCAGAACGCCACGCCCTGCCGCTGCTCTCCGTATTCGCTGTCAGTTTCCATTTCAACGCCGTAGATTTCAATTTTGCGGTAGCCCTTATGGATGGCTAACCCGATGGCGGCGCTGATGGATGATGTAATGTAGCGGATACCCTGCGCCAATGACAGCACTTCTTCAAGCGGGTATTTTTCTGCCTGCGGTACTTCTTCATATTGTTCTTGCATGAATATGGTTGGGGTGTTGCCAGACATGAGCCAATCGCTGTGAAATGGGTCGTTGCGGTTGGTTTTGCTGCGCCAAATGACGGGCTTGTGCAACTGGAAAACGCCGTCTGCCCGCTTCGCCCAGCCTTGTGACATGGCTTCATTGAACAGCCAAATATCACAGTCGGTGCGGTCAAAATCAAACTCCAACCGCGTGCCGGGGTGTGAGCCTACAATTGCTACTGTCGGTTTCATTCTATGCTATCCAATCTGAACTTGCACGGGATGGTAAAGGCCGCCATGATTGTCTGTTTGTCTGACCACGCCGCCGCGTTCACTTCAAAAGTAAATGGGTAAACGATTGTCGTAACTTCGCTATTCAATGTCGGGTCGCCGCATAACCGCTGCATATAGGCGGGGATGATGGCGTCTAATTGTGTATAGGCGCTTTTTAGCGGGGTCATGCTAACATGGATGCCGACATGGATATTCAAGATCAATTGCGCGTCGCCCCTGACGGTAGCCATGCCTTGACCGCTGGCAATCCTCGCCTCAGCCATTGGCAATACCGCCGCGCTTTCAGGTGGTGTTTGGGGGGCAGACTTTACGCCTGCAACCTCTAACGCGATCTGTTGCAGCCTGGTGATGGTGTCGTCAATGATGCTCATAAGAACACGCTTTCTACTCTGTACGGTTGCAATAACATCTTCACATCCGGGTCAAGTTCTTTCATGTACATAACCTGCCCGCTGGCGGCGCTGGCGCTTGCATCTTGATAGGCGCTTTTGGCACGCATGAACCAGCGCAGCACTTGTATCCTACAAGCATTGGCAATGTCGTCAGGAACGATGGCGCTGTAACCAAATTTGCCAGTAACCTTGATTCCCTTCTGGTAACGGTAGAAATTGCTTTTGTTGCCAAACCGTTCAATCTGCAATCCGCGTTTTGGCAGTCGGTTATAGGGGATGGTGATGTAATCGGTGTTTTCCGTCCACTCGGTATAATCGGCAGCCGCCACACCGCCGCTTTCCACTACCTCTAATTTTGTGATGGATATAAACGGGTCAATATATAGTACCTTATCGCCGTTGCCGTCAAAGTATCGGATGGTGTCGGCGCTATCTGCGATGAAATAGTTATCCCAGCCGCCCACAAATTTATCAATCATACGGCTGGCGGATGTAATCAGAACGCCCAGCATACTATCGTAGCTGGTGTCGGTGGTCATGTTGCTATCAGTGACCATTGACCGCACGGATGCGGCACTTGTGTAATCTGCCATCTGACGCTCCTTTCTTCATCGGGGGGCGGTTGTTATGCCGCCCCCCTTGGTCTAATTAAGGTTTAGGTGCTGGAGGGAATGAGGTTCTTACCGTAGCGTGGTTCTAAGAAGGCAACCACGTCAAGCGAGTAAGCGGTCACGATGTCGGCGGTACAAACCACGCGCAAGAACTTGTGGTCAGTGTAGCCGGTCAGCGCTGGAATGGCGTCAAGGTTCACGTCTACCAGCAACAGTTTATTGTCATCCTCGGCGGTGATAGCATAGCCAGTTGCGGCGGCTGCCGAACCAATCGCGCCCCAAAGGTCATTGCCAGTTATGGCGGATAACCGATACTGGAATGGCACTTGGATTTCGGTGGCGTTGGATGACGCGGCGGTGGATGCCTCAACGGTGATGGTGATGGTGTCGGTGCTGTCTGAGGTCATCGCGCCAGCATACAGAAGGAAGGATGCCCAATGAGCATTTTCGATGTTAATGTAGGCGCTTGCGCGGCTGTCGGATGATGCCGCCGGTGCTAACAGCGGGACAATGTGTAATTTTTCAGCGAAACGAATCATTTTGAAATCTCCTTATTTCTTAGGTGGTCGCCAGCAAAGCAACGAACGGGGAAACGGTATCGCTGCCCTTGAATGGTGTCACTGGGGTGTCCCAAGCAGGCTGACCGTCCATGCGGTACACGAAGCGGAAGGCGGTCTCGTCAGTCACGAATTGCACGTGAATGGATGATGCCGCTTCAATGCCGCCTTTGTTAATCATGGCGTACTGCGATGGTGACACAAGCAGGATGTCGCCTACTGAACCAAGCGCCGGGTTGTACTCTGTTTCGATGACGGGGCGACCCATGAGCGTGCCATACATCGCGCCGGACAATCCACCAGGCGGGAGGTAAATGGGGTAGTTGCCAAGCGTCATGTTATAGAGCTGCGGTGCGATGGATGCGTTGCACAGCCAGACGTAATCATTCACGCCAGGATAGCGCCGCGCCCACATGCGGGTGATGTCGAAGCTGTCAATCTCGTTGGCGTCGGTGCGGGCGGCTGATACCAGCGCGCCAGATTGCAGGATGCCCAGCGGCATACCAGCGCCAGTACCATTGATAATGGCGTCCTCTGCCACGAAGCGCAATTCGGCGGGTACGTTGTTCACGATCCACGATTCCAGCGCGTTAGCGTCCGCCAGCAATTCATCGGTGGCATACATCAGCGCGGCAATCTTTTTAAGCCGCAAGTTGATCTCGCGGAACTTCGGTTTCGATGACACTTTCGTGCCAGCTTCAGCAATCCAGTAACCACGAACGCCGCCCATGCGCGAACCGTTCACGCGGCTGGTTTCGTCAATGGCATTGATAACCAAACCATTGCCAGACACGCTAACAGGCGACATGAGATTCAGCAATGAGCCAGTACCCCACATATTCTGCAAAATACCGGGGGCGCTGTCCTGCGGAACGATGAACCCACCCTCTGACGGTACGGCCTCATTCAATCCGGTAGCCTTCATCGCAAACAACCGTTTGTCGGTCATGTGCGGGGCGTACGCGGCATTTTTGACGGCGGTCAGGAATTGACCGAAGGTGAATGGGTTGCCTTTCACGGCGCGGTCAGCCTCGTCGTCAACTTGCATCTTTTTGACCTCGTCGGCAAATCCGCCGCGATGTTCTTTGATGGATGCCTCAAATTCTTTACGTGCTTCGCCTACCGCTGATTTCACGATGGCTTCAATATCCACCGGCGCAGTCTGCTGCACTTCTTTGATGTTTTCTTCCATTTTGTTTTCTTCCTTATCTAAGTTGAATAATGATTTTACAGGCATAACATGATTGCGCGGTTCGGCTGGTGTTGGTGTCAATGATGCTTCTGCCAATAACCACGACTTGATATGCCATGCTTTGCCAATTTGTTCACGTGCTACCAGATGACCAGCCGCGCCCGATGACCAGCCCAACTTGCCCTGTTCAACCAGTTCATAGACCGCCTTCTCGTATTCGTCACGCATTGATAACTGCGCCTCGAACCAAAGACCGATGTCATCTAACCTGGCTGAGCCTGACCCGATGGAACGCCCTTTCAATTGCGAATCATAGCCATGCTGGTAAAACACAGGAGTTTTGTTTTCGGTGACAAAGCCGAAGTCGGTATCTGCGGTGAAGAAATCGCCTTCGAGGTCAGTTTCTTTTGGAGAACCGAAATGAACCAAATAACCGGCAACTTTACCATCGCCAACCGCCTTGACCTCACCACCAAAATAAATCAAATCTTCCATGTGATGCTCCTTAAAATACAAAAAGCCAGACGCGAACGTTATGTTCGTTTCTGACCTACTATACCCATAGTCCAGTCACAGGCTCTTATGTCGCTGTACCCACAGCCCGCATAATACCTATGTCAAGTATATTAGCACACTTTTTCTATTGTTACAAGGTGTCAAAAGGGGAAGTTACTTCAAATCCTCCAAGAACGCCTCAAACACATAGTCGGGTACTTTGTGTCCGCGCCTTACATGTTCCACCAGGTGCATAATCATCTTCTTTGAATCGTTACCGTCCTGCCATAGCCAAGAAGCGCCCTGCTCCCCGGCGATCTCACAGCGTATTCTGTCATTGTACACCCCCATGAGCGCAACTCAACCAGGGGGGCAGGTTAGGCGGGCATGGCGCTTGCGGTTAGCATAATTGCTAACAAGATAATGGTTAGTTTAGTAATTGTTTTCATCGTTCGTCCTTTCACTATATCCAGATTGTAGCACAAGCGCCGGATGGTGTCAATCAAATCGCTTGGCGATCTCCTCTACCAGCCTGTCCCATATCTGCGTTATCTTATCCTTGGCGTTTTCTGCAATCTTGCTCATCGTCCACCAGCGCCCTCTGTGTACCCTCGCCTGCTCAACGTCACCGATGACATACGGCGCATAGCGTAGCTTCGTGCCAAATTGCCCCTCGAATTGTTCTGCCCTGTCAATCACGCGGTAAATGTCGGGCTTGCCCGTTCCGCCTACGCCGATGCTGCGCCCAAGCGCACCGGTTCTGCGGTAGGTACTTTGTGGCGGGGGGGCTGGATAGGGTGGTATGTTCTCCTGAAGCGCAAGCAGTGAGGCATCCATAGCCACCTTCATACCACGTTTCAATTGGCGCGGCGAATCCTTCATCTTCTCGATGCTTTCTTCCAGCCCGTCTACCGTCATTTCAATCGGCATCTAACGCCTCCCCAATGCGTTCACCTACCATGTCAACATCGACAATCGGTTGTATCCAGCAACGGCAATTGTGTGTTATAATATCGTTACAGATGTATAAACCATAATCATCACACTGGAGGTCATAGACATGCCCCGTAAAATCGTTATAAGTAATTTTGGTGACTTTGCTGAGCGTTATATCGCTGGCGAATCTGAGAATAAACTGGCACGCGAGGCAGGAGTTTGTAGAGAATGTTTTCGCGGGCATTTGATAGAGGCTGGAGTAAACCCACGCAATCAGTCTGAGTCCGAAAAGGTCAAGTGGCAGAGAATGACGCAAGAACAGAGAAAACAGCAGGTGAAGTCCGCGCATGATGCTGTTCGTGGCGTTCCACTTAGCCATAACGATAAAATCGCGCAGGCGCTTGGAAAGCAAAAGAAGAAACCCAATACCGCGTTTGTTGAAACCGTTCTTGCCAATGCGCTCCGTTCCTCTGGTTACAGAATTACGCAACAAAGAGCCATAGGGTACTACAATGTCGATGTCGCCTTTGATGCTTTTCCCGTCGCCGTTGAAATCTTCGGCGGCGGCTGGCATTCTTATGGTCGCCATGCCGACAGATTCGCTAAGCGCACTATAAATATTTTCAATCATGGCTGGGCGCTTTTGATCGTCTGGGTTGATGGTAAAAGATTCCCCCTTACTGATGGTGGTATAAACAAAATCATTTCCTTCTACGAGTTCTGCCGCCTTGACCCATCCCCTTTGTGTAAGTATGGCATGATTCGGGGTAACGGTGACGCAGTTCCCATCAATGGTAAGTATTTCAACGACACGCCCACTATAAAAACTCTTAGCAGCAGCGGAAATTTCACCGACAGGCAACACATATTGACCTGGTAGAACACAGCGCGGGTGGGCTGGCGGGTGATTGGCGGTATCGGTCAGGTCGTACACTTTTCCGGCGTGACCGTCTGGTCTTCCACATATCGGGCATACCAATTCATCTTCAGCCGTCATCCAGCGTACTTGTCCGACCATGCCAGACGATTCCCACGCTATGCGGTTGCCCTCTGCATACAGCCTCGTTACCTCCGTTGCCGCTATCATTTCGGCGCGTACTTTGTCAAACTTTGGTTTCAACATTCTCACCAGTTCGTCAAGCGGATCGCCTGATTGTATCCAATCGGTCACGGCTTCCTGTACAAATTCTCTCGTTGTGTCGTCTATGTTTTTGATGTCGCCATAACGATATTCACGGGCATAGCGCAGTACGTCATTGTTTATTACATCCCAATTCACCAGGGCGCGCACCTGCGGCGGCAAGCCGTCAATGCCGCCCGCTACGCCGTTGCTAATTAGTTTGGCGTACTCCTCTGATATGAATAGCCAAAACAGGCGGTCTTCGTTATCCCAGAAGGCAGGTTGATAGATGTCAGACACGCGGCACGCTCCTTGCGGCTTCTATGATTCTTTCCAGTTGTTCATCCAAGAATGATTGTATCAATCGTTGAAATCTACGTTCGTCCTTGCGGCGTTGGTCATCATCCGGCGCTTCGCCTGTTTTGAAATCATGGGCAAGCACGGCGGCGTAGCCTTTCAGGTGTGGTTTCACCTGCGGATACTTGGCGATGATGGCTTTCAGGGTGTCATCCATCAGGTCAAGTCCTCATGCCAGCCGATAAAGCCGAATGTGGCGGTTGCGCCCGCGTCAACTGTTAGTGCATTGCTCATTTTGCCTCCATTTCTCTTTCGGCGGCGCGGTTCAATGCTTCAACCAGCGCCATGATGCCTGTATCCTGCTGTTCTTCTTGCAGGTCAAATACCGCTTTCAATTCTTCAACTGTTCTGCATCGTTTCAGCCCTGCCCGTATCTGCGCGGCGGTGCTTTCGCTAAGATGTTTGCAGACGAATGGAAATTCTAACCCGTCGCCCCGTTTCAACTTGCGGGCGGCGATGTCTTCCCACAATGCCAGCTCCCTGATCTGCTCTGTGTTCAGCGCTACGCTGCGGGTCGGTGTGTTGTTATTTGCCGCCTGTTCTACCATCAATGGTGGCTGGTTTGTCGGTTGTGGCGGGGGCGGTGTCATTGCGTCAAGGTCTTGGTACTCTATCTCTGCGGGTAGGTCAATGCCTACAATCTGCGCGGCGATGGATGGCTTGATGCCGCTGCGGATATATTGGCGGTAGGCGATGGCGCGTTCTTTTTCTTCTTCCTGATCTTCGCTCTTTAGCTCCGGTCTAAACTCAAACTGGTATCCGGTGGGCAACATCAGCTTCAGGTTGATTTCTTCTTGGATGAATTGACAATCAGGTACGACCTTATCACGCAACCACGTTATCTTTTCTTCTTTGGCGGTAGCATAGTTGGCGCTGTTGGCAAGCAATAACGATAATGGCATACCTGCCGCCATTGCGATTTCTTCAATCTTGGCATCTTGTAGCTGTGAATCTTTCAAGTTCTCCAAGCCTTCACCAATTGTATTGACGGTCATGGTTTCGGCGTTGATGACCTTGCCAAGATATTTGTACGCGCCGGTGACGACCTTCGTCCAGATATTTTCAATCCTGTCCCTGTCCTCAACCGATGGGGCGCCGGTCACGCCCAGCAATGCCGGTTTGATGCCGCCACGTTGTAAGAATTTCTCTGTGTAGTAATCGGCATAGAATAACACGCCAGCGGCGGACATGAGCGCCCCCATTTCTGTATAGTCGCTTGGCAGCAGTTCGGTGGTGTGGTCAAGCCGGTACATCCAGAAGATAAGGTCATCGTCAAGGCTGTATTCTCTGACGCTCTCGCCCAATTTGCGCTGAAAGCCGGTCAAGCCGTCCCACTTATCAACCACCGGCGTGATGCTCTCCGGCAACAGGTAGCGCAAGGTATAGTTCATGCGGCTGCCTTCTTTGAAGCCATAGGCGGCGTTGCTCATGAATAATGACAAGCGCCATTGTTTGAGCAATTCGTGTGGTTTCGGCAGGAAGCCTACCACGTTCTGCCAACTGTCGCTGTCGTCTATGGTTTTGCCCGCGCTGTTTATGATGGCAAATGGCATATTTGACACGGCATCGGCGGTCATGTTGGCAACACGAAACACGGCGGATACA